TGATTGTAGGTCAAGCAGGTACTTAAAATAAAACAAAATAAAACAAAATAAGTTAACATAATATAAATAAGTTAAATATGGAAGGATTAGATACAATAGAATTATTTATAGACGAATCAAAAGAGGAAGATGGAATTGAAGCTATATCTTTAGTTGAGTTTCCTGCTATAGAAGAGAACTTTGTAGCTTTAAGCAAACATAAAGTAGAGTTCAAAACTATTGATTCAGAAAAGAGAATAATCGTTGGTTTAGCATTAGTGCCAAATAAGCTAATATACAGACGTAAGGGAAACTATGAGTATAACATAACGTTCTCTACCGAAACAGTAAGAAAAGCGTCTGAACTATACTTAAAACGTCTTAAAAACAATAATACAACATTAGAACACGCTGAATTTACAGGAGGTGTGTCTGTTATAGAGTCTTGGATAGTAGAAGACCCAGAGAAAGACAAAACTGCTTTATATGGATTAAACGCAGTAAAAGGTGCTTGGGCAGTTACTATGAAGATAGATAATGATGAGGTATGGGAAGATGTTAAGCAAGGTAAATACTTAGGATTAAGTATCGAAGGTATGTTTAGCGATAACGTAGAAGATATTGAAGAGGTTGAAGCAAGTAGTGTATTAGAAGAGATAAAGAAACTATTAACTGAAGATGTAGAATTAAAGTCTTATAGTGATTATCCACAAGGTGCAACTAACAATGCTAAGAGAGCATTAAAGTATAAGAAAGAGAACGGAAGTTCTTGCGGTACAAGTGTTGGATGGACAAGAGCAAGTCAATTAGCCAACAGAGAGCCTTTAAGTAGAGATACTATTGCAAGAATGGCATCATTCAAAAGACATCAGCAACATAAAGACGTACCTTATTCAGAAGGATGTGGCGGTATTATGTGGGATGCTTGGGGTGGTTCAGCAGGTGTTAATTGGGCAATCAGTAAACTAAAAAAGATAGACAATGAGAGCTAAATACTGCAAGTGTAAGAATACTTACTCCATAGAATGTGATAAGTACTCAAAGAAAAGAAAGTGCAATGCAGATGAGTATTGGAAGCAAGGTATAGGCTCAATTCACAAGCAAGAAGAGGAGTAAAAATAAGACAGTAAATTTTTAAATAGTTATATTAATATAAATCAATAAGTATGAAAGCGACAGAAATCCTTAATAATGTCAAGGAACTTTTAAATCTTTCTAAGGAAGAGTTGAAAGCAGAAGACATTGCAGTTGAAGAGTCAGTAGAATTATCTACAGAGGAAGTAACTGAAGAAGTAAAAGAGGAAGTGGAAGAGGTTGTACTTGCTGAAGAGCCTAAAGAAGAGGTTGTAATCGAGGAGGAAGTTGAAGCACCTGCTATGAGTTACGCTACTTCTGATGAGTTAGCAGCAGTAAAATCAGAGCTACTTTCTATGATTAAAGCATTAATCGAAGATAAGCCAATGGGAGAAACTAAAGAAGTTCCTGAAGAGTTATCTAAACAAGAAGAGGTTGAACTATCTGAAAATGTAGAAGAAGTTGTACATTCTCCAGAAGCTGAAATCGAAAAGAAAAAGAATTTATTATCAAACCTAAACAAATCTATGACTACTGAACAAAGAGTTAATAGAATGTTATTTAATTAAAATTAGACAAAATGGCTACTACTACAAGTATTACTACAACTTACGCTGGAGAATCAGCAGGGAAATATATTTCTGCTGCTTTACTTTCAGGTAACACTATTGCAAATGGTGGACTAACTATCCGACCAAACGTAAAGTTCAAAGAGGTTGTTAAAAGATTGGAATTAGATGGTATCACTAAGAATGGTACTTGTGACTTCAATGACACTTCAACTTTGACTTTAACTGAAAGAATCCTTGAACCAAAGGAATTACAAGTTAACTTAGAATTATGTAAGAAAGATTTCCGTTCAGATTGGGATGCAATCCAAATGGGATATTCTGCATTTGATAACTTACCATCTTCTTTCCAAGACTACTTAATCTCTTATGTTGCTGCTAAAGTAGCACAAAAGAATGAGCAGAACATATGGGCAGGAGCAGATGGAGAAGGTTCATTTGACGGATTCTCTACTCTATTAGCTGCTGATGGTGATTTACCTACTGCACAACAAATTGCTGGAACTACTGTAACTGCTGGTAACGTAGTAGATGAGTTAGGAAAAGTTGTTGACCAAATCCCTGCTGCTTTATATGGTAGAGATGATTTATTCATCTATGTTTCTCAAAACATCTTTAGAGCATACAAGAGAGCATTAGGAGGATTCCAAGCTAACGGTGAAGGTGCTGCTGGTGTAGGTTCTCAAGGAAACAACCAAGACATCAACATTTTATACTTTGATGGTGTAAAAATCTTTATGGCTAACGGATTAGCAGCAAATACTGCCGTAGCAACTACTAAAGATAACTTACAATTTGGAACTGGTTTATTATCAGACCACCAAGAAGTAAAAGTTTTAGATATGGCTGACTTAGATGGTTCTCAAAACGTAAGAATCATTATGCGATTTACCGCAGGAGTACAATACGGAGTTGTTGAAGACATCGTAACTTACGGAATCTAAGATTCAAATAAATAAACAAAAAGAGGGGTAGGTAATTACTATCTATCCCTTTTTTTATAACTAATAAATAAAAAATAAATATTATGGCTTGTGATATTACTTTAGGTAGAACAGAACCTTGTAAAGATAGTGTTGGAGGAATCAATGCTGTTTATTTTGTAAATTTTGGAGATATAACCAGTATAGATTACGATAGTGTAGATACAGATGTAATTGATTCTGTTGGCGGTTCTCCAAGTGCTTACAAATACGAGGTTAGAGGAAACTCTACCTATACAGAAAACATTCAATCAAGTAGAGAGAATGGAACTACTGCTTTTGAGCAAGTGTTAGAGTTGACACTTAAAAAATTAACTAAAGAAGACCACAATACTATTAAATTATTATCTTTTGGAAGACCAAATATTCTTATCGAAGACAATAACGGAAATGTATTCTTAGCTGGAGCTGAGTATGGTGCTGACGTAACAGGAGGTACTGTAGTAACAGGTGGAGCTATGGCTGATATGAGTGGATATACTCTAAGTTTTACAGGTATGGAAAAAGCACCTGCAAACTTCATTAATGTTGCGGTTGTAGGAAATACTCCTGCTGAGAACATTACTGCTGCTGGATTTACTATTTCATAATAGTAATTTATCAATTAAACTAAACCCTACCATTTGGTGGGGTTTTTTTATTAAATAAAACAAAAATAAATTATTTAGTTATCATAGTATGTTAATATTACAACCAACAGTAGGAGATAAAACAATAACTATTGCACCGAGAAGTTCAGACTTGTCAGGAGCATTTGTTTTAAATATAAGAAGAGATGGTGATGGTAAGGAAGAATCTATAACAAACGCTACTTTAAGCAATATAGTCAACTTTACTGAAGTTACTTTTCAATCAACAATACTTGAAGAGGATTCTACTTATTATTTAGAGATAACTAAAGATGATGAATTGTGGTATAGAGACAAGATATACGTAACATCTCAGACTGCTACTGAAAGAGTAACTGAGAAACACGAGATAGGTAATGGCACAATTTACAAGCCTTATAGTACAGTAGATGATAACACATACATAATATAATGAGTTTAAATAAGAAAAATACAGTTAGTAAAGAATACAAAGATAGCATTAGAGTTGTCAATATGTCTTCTTACCAAGTTCCTACAATCAAAGAGGTTCACAATAAAGAGTGGGTTGCATTTGGGGATAATAACGATTATTTTGATAATCTTATAGATAGATACCTTGACAGTCCTACTAATGGTAGATGTATTAACGGTATTGTTGATATGATTTATGGTAGAGGTTTAGAATCTACTAATTCAGATTTATTCCCTGAAGATTATGTTAGAATGAAGAAACTACTTAGACCAAGAGAAGTTAAGAGACTTGTTAATGATTATAAGTTGTTAGGTCAAGGTGTTATGCAACTAACATACAATAAAGCTAAAACAAAGATACTAAAGGTATCTCACTTTCCTATGGAGACTCTTAGAGCTGAGAAGGCTACTAAAGGTGTTATAAAGGCTTATTACTATCATCCATCTTGGAAAAACTGTAAGAACTCAGATAGTCCTAAAAGAATACCTACATTTGGTAATGGTAGTAAATCTCAAGTAAACGAACTTTATGTATTCAAACCTTACAGAAGTGGTTTCTATTACTACTCTACAGTAGACTATCAAGCATCTTTGCAATATAGTGAGTTAGAATCAGAAGTATCTAACTATCATTTATCGAATATAGAGAATGGATTACAACCGAGTTTATTTGTAAACTTTAACAATGGTATACCTAATGCTGAGACTCAACAGTCTATAGAGAGCAAGATTAACCAAAAGTTTAGTGGTAGCTCTAATAGTGGTAAAGCTATTATTGCATTTAACGAATCAGCAGAAACTAAAGCTGATATAGAAGCAATACACTTACCAGATGCTCACGCACAATATCAATTCTTATCTGATGAAGCAAGAGAGAAGATAATGTTAGGACACGGAATTGTATCTCCAATACTTTTAGGTATTAAAGACAACACAGGTTTTGGTAACAATGCAGAAGAATTAAGAACTGCATCTGTATTAATGGATAACGTAATTATCAGACCATTTCAAGATGGTATTATCTATGGATTAACAGAGATACTTGAATTTAACAAGATATACCAAGATTTATATTTCGTTACATTACAACCAATCGAGTTTACAGAGTTAGACAACGTATCTACTAAGATTAGAAAAGAAGAGGAAACAGGAGAGAAATTATCTGCTGAAGACGCTAAAGACTTTTCTGAAGAGGATGGTGATGATATGATTACTCAATTAGAAGCATTAGGAGAGGTTTTAAGCGATGATTGGGAAGTTGTGCATAGTGAGATATACCAAGACGAAAATGAGTCCGTTAAAATGGCTGAAATCAAGTATTCTGATAAAGCATCATCTGAAGACGATGGTGTATACAAAATTAGATACGCTTATATGCCAGAGAGAAAGTCTCCGAACAGTAGAGATTTCTGTAAGAGAATGGAAGTATTAACAGGTAGAAAGGTTGTATTTAGAAAGGAAGATATTAATATGATGTCTTTTAGAGGTGTAAATAAAGAGTTAGGTCATAAGAAACAGAACTATAGTTTACTAAAATACAAAGGTGGTAAGAACTGTCATCACTATTGGGAACTAAGAGTTTACAAGAAGAAAGATGGTAAGCAAGTTGATTCATCTAATGCTTACGGAGATGGTTTAAAAGAACCTAAAAACCCAAGTGAGATGGGTGAAAGAATGATAGATAGAGCAGACAAAGGTGCTTATAGAAGTACTTTAAATAAAATAAGAAAGACTTTAGGCATATGAAAGCATTATTCATAACAATACAAGATTTAAAAGCTAAGTCAATAATTAGTGGTAGTACTGATGCTGACAAGCTAATTCACTTTATTGAGGTGGCACAGGATATACACATCCAAAATTATTTAGGTGGAAACTTATACGACAAGTTACAGGCTTTAATAATATCAGGTGATATAGACTTACCTGCTAATAGCGATTATAAGAGCCTTAGAGACGTTTATATTAAGCCAATGTTGATTTGGTTTACTCAAGCTGAATACTTCCCTTTTTCTATGTTTAAAATTGATAATGGAGGTATATCGAAGCATAGAGGGGAAGATTCTGATTCTGTTAACTATAGTGATGTTGATAGAATGATGAGTAAGATAAATGATAGAGCTGAGTTTTATACAAAGAGGTTCTTAGATTACATTTGTTTTAACAGTAATAAATATCCTGAATACAATAATAACAGTAACGGAGATATGTACCCTGACAAGGATGCTAATGAGTTTTCAAGTTTTGTTCTGTAATGAGTATAAAAAAAAAGACATATAAGACAAAAACAGTTAACATAATAAAGTTAAATAGTTTTTACAACGAGTTTAATAAAGAAAAGAAAAAAAATAATGGCAAACGAAATATACGAAGTTAGTTGGTGGGGTAGTCCAGTAGAAGATGGATGGGGAGACATTTACTATAATTTAGCTTTTCCAAGTGAAGTACCATCTTTATTAAAATCTTTGGAATCTCGTTCAGCATATTATGAGAATGCAACTTGTACAACTGCAACATTAACTGACTTTGAAAAAATAGAACTATGAGCAATTTATTAGAGAAAGCAAGTATAATAACAACTCCTACTGCTTATAGTGATGGGAAGTTACATAGTGTTAAGCCAGTACAGACTTTAAGTGATGAATTGGTTGTTAATGGAGATTTTGCTACGGATAGCGATTGGTTTAAAAGTGGACAAGTTACAATAGGTAACGGAGTTGCATATTTTGATAGTGATGGTACTTTTACACAAGTAGCACAAAATTTGAGCAATATATCGGGAAAAAATGCAAAGGTAGTTATTGAAATAACAGAATACACACAAGGAACTTTAAAGGTTTTATTTAGTGGTGGAGCACAACAAAATTTACCTACATCTGTGGGTACACATACTTTATATTTCAGCAATGTATCAAGTAATACAATTAATATTGCTAGAGTTGGAGGGGTTACAAATATAAAAATAGACAACGTTTCAGTAAAAGAAGTAATAGACGCTGATTTCGATTTCCAAAGAGGTTCAGCTGCTACAAGAGTAAACTCACAAGGACTTATAGAGAATGTTCAGACATTAAGTGGTAATTTAGTACAGAATGGGGACTTTAGTGAAATAGGTAGTGAGTTAGTTACTAATGGTGGGTTTGATAATGGAGGAGAAAATTGGGCTAATATTAACAATGCTGTTTTTAAAAATTCAACTGTTATATTTGAAAACAACGCAAAAATATATCAAAATGTTGTTAGTGATTTAAGTAAATTTTATAAAATATCAATAGACCTCAATAGTGTTGCTAATGATGGTTTGCAAATTTTAGCTGGTAGTGGAAATAGTTTTGTTAGTTATTCAGTAAATGATATTATAAATAATGGAAATAAAATTGTTTTTTATTCTAAATTTATTAATAATGGAATATTATTTGTCTACTCAAAAACTGCTAATACAAGTGCAGTTATAGACAACGTATCAGTCAAAGAGGTCGGACAGAATTGGCAGTTTAACACAGGGTGGTCTATGGGAGATGGTAAAGCGGTTGCCAACTTAACAACAAACGCACAGCTTTTACAAAACTTTGTTTTTACAATCGGCAAAAGATATAAAGTTAGTTTTGAAATTTTAGACTATACAAGTGGCTCTATTAATTTAAGTTTACACACAGCTTGGTCTCAAGCATATTCTGCAAATGGTGTTTATACAGAGTATTTTACGGCAACACAAACGCTTTTAAAATTTGAAAGCAACCTCCATAATTTCATAGGCTCAATAGACAACATATCAGTATTAGAAATAACAGACGATACAGACTTACCAAGAATAGATTATACAGATGGTTGTGGTAGTTTATTGTTAGAGCCACAGAGTACTAATTTAGTTCCTTATAGTGAGCCAACAAATGGAGCAATAGGCGGGATTAATAATGTTGTTTCTTTTAGCGATATAAATTCTTTTTCTTCTATTGGTTTATACGGGGGGGCTATTTTACAAGGAGGTCAAACCCAATACATTTACAATGGGCAATTAATTTCGGGTTCTACCATTTATGCGTTTTCTTTTTATATAAAAACAAGTGATAGTGTTGCTCCAGTTTTAGCGTCAAGTAACGTTGATGCATTAGGTGATTTTGTATTTGTTATTGGTGGTCAAACAAAATTCTCTAATAGTTTTAGTGATTACTCAATCACTCAATTTAGCGGAAACATTTACAAGGTTGAAGCGGTTATGACATCAAATGCAAATGTTAGTAATCCATCTAACAATGGGCTTATAAAATTTAATACTAATAGAAATGCAGATTTAGAAATTACGGGTTTACAATGGGAACAACTATCTTACCCAACAAGCTACATCCCAACTAACGGTTCAACTGCAACTCGTTTAGCTGATGTATGCAACAACGCTGGTTCAAGTGATTTAATAAACTCAACAGAGGGTGTTTTATATGCGGAGGGTTATTTTGAACAAACTGGTTTAACAAATGGATTGTTCGCTATTTCTGATGGTACTTTTAATAACTTATTAATGGTTAGATATAGTCCAATTAATAAACTACAAATAGAATCAACTGGTGGGGTTAATATTATAGAAGCAAATGAAAGACCTAACGGAAACTACAAAATAGCAGTAAAATATAATTCAAGTGGTGTTGAACTATGGGTTAATGGCTCTAAAACTGAAGAAACATCAACAGTATCAACAATGAGTGGCATAAATCAATTAATGGTTGGTAAAAGTCCTTATGGAAACATTGTAGGTTATAAAAACAAAGCAGTTGCAGTATTTAAAGAAGCATTGACAAACGATGAATTAGAGGGATTAACTGGAGAGGGATATGATACATTTAACGCTTTAGCATTAGCTAATAATTACACAATAATATAATATGGCAGTAAAATTAGGTAACGGACAATGGGCAGTAAAAGAGAATAATCTTTTAGCTTACAATGATAATAGTGGTCAGTTCTTTAACAAGGAGTTTGACTTTACAAGGGGTTCATCTGCTACTTATGTAGGTAAAGATGGATTAATTAAAACTGCTGGATTACAAGATACTAATTTAGTACAGAACGGAGATTTTAGTCAGTTAGGTTCGGAGTTGGTAACGAATGGGGATTTTGCAACCGATAGTAATTGGACAAAAGGTGCGGATACTATTATTGAAAGTGGAAAACTTGTAATAAATAATCAAACAAGCGGAGCAATTCAAACATCTCAATCTAATGTCGTTACAGTTGGCAAGTTTTATAAAGTGGTATTTACAATATCTGATTATACAAGTGGACAATTTAGATTGTTTAATACATTTGATGATTTAACTATTTACAATTCAAATGGAACTTATACTGTTTACGCAAAAGCATATTTATCACCAACGTTAAGTTTGTATTCTAATGCAAATAGTCAATATTCAATAGACAACGTATCTGTTAAACAAGTAGACCCTAACGATGAATGGAATTTAGGAAGTGGATGGAGTTATGGAGATGGTGTTGCTTATTCGGACAACACGCAGACTAATTACGAAAGCCTACAACAAAGTAGCGTAACAACAATAGGTAAAACTTATGAATTAAAATTTAATCTAAATTTAGATAGTGGTGTTATTCAAGCAAAAGGTAATGCTGTTTATGAAACATATTATCCTGCCGATAACGGAGAAGTTGTAAGTTATTTTGTAGCAGATTCCACTTTTTTTAGGTTTACAAGTTTTCCTAATAATACACTTGGCTCTATAACAAACATATCAGTACAAGAAATACAAGTAAACACACCAAGAATAGACTTTAGTGATTCAGCAGATGGTGCTTTGTTATTAGAGCCACAGAGTACTAATTTATTGCCTTATAGTGAAGATTTTAGTCAATGGTCTAAATACGACTTAACAGTCGGACAAAATGCAACCACAAGCCCTAACGGATTGTTAAATGCTGTTAAATTAATTGAAAATTCATCAAATTCAACTCACCTTGCGTGGTTACAAGCCACTACTATATCTGCAACTCATTCTTTTTCAATTTTTGCCAAAGTTGGAGAACGAAAACGTATTGCTTTAAGAGATAACCAAGCAGGCAATAGTGCAGTTTTTGACCTTGAAAGCGGTTCTGTTGTTTCTGGTTCTGGAGGAAGCATAGTTTATTTTGGAAATGGTTTTTACAGAATTACACTAAAAGGAAACTACGCAAGTGCTGGAACAAGACACGAAATTTATATTTTGCCAGATAATGCAACAACTGCGACAACATCATATCAAGGCGATGGCTCAAGTGGTGTATACATTTGGGGAGCGCAATTAGAACAACTACCATACGCAACCTCATACATACCAACACAAGGTTCAGCATCTACTCGAATAGTAGAAACTTGTACTAACTCTGGTTCAGCACAAGACTTTAATAGTGAAGAGGGAGTATTGTATGCGGAGATAGCAGCTTTAAGTAATGTTACGTCTTTAAAATCTTTAAGTTTATCCGATGGCACGAATAGCAATAGAATTACTATTGGGCTTGATAATAATAATTATTATTGTCAAATAAGAAAACAAGGTTCAGCGGTTTTTGCTACTGGTGGTGTATTAACCAATATAAAATTGTTTAATAAGATAGCAATTTACTACGCAGAAAATAATTTTGCTTTATGGATTAACGGAATAAAAGTATCAACAGATACAAGTGGATTGACTCCAATAGGCTTAAATAAGTTAAATTTTAATTTAGCAGCTGGGGCTTACAAATTCTACGGAAAAACAAAAAACATACAAGTATTCACAACTGCATTATCAGACGAAGAATTAGAAAAACTAACAACAATATAAATTAATTAATTATGTACATAGGTAAATACGCATTTAACAGTAAAGAACAAGCACAAGATAAGATTGATGCTTTAGGTACTGAAATAGATGAGAACGGAAACGAATAT